CATTTTTTGCGAGACAGGAAGAAAGCAGTCAAGATAGCTAAAACTTTCACCCAAAACCACGACGAATTTAAGGAGTCACTGGACGGTCACATAGTACGTAACTATTTCATCATCAAACTGTTCGACGACGATCTGTTGGTCCAGCAAATGGCTGGTGTGGGGATTTACAATCGAAATGCCATTATCCCGCGCCACTACTATGAAATTATGAAGGAAAAACAAGACCGGTACAATCGCATTATCATTCAACCACTTATGGCTTTAAATATGGAAGTGGACTACAAATTCGATGATACCGACTTCATGCCTTCAACTACAGCCGACATTTGCCAGTGGTCTATGCCAGTAACTATCAACCACTTCAAGGACATTCGCCGATATCTTATTAAAGAGAAAGATTTAGCAGCTTTCACCAAAATGGGGTACATACTTGAGGTCCCCAATCGCAAGACAACAAGAGTCACAGAGCATAACATCGAGATAGAAGGCATAACACCGGAAGAATTAATTAGCTCGACAACTCAGCATTTTGTGGCTACAGATTCGTTGAAGTATAACTTCTCGAAAAGTGGTGCTTGTGGATCCCTCGTGTGCCTCAAAAACACTACGCGACCCATTATTGCTATGCACTTTGCAGGGCGAGATGGGTGGGCTTCTCTAGGGGGAGGTAGCGGCTTCGGAGTCATCCTGACTCAAGAGTTGTTCGGAACAGAAATTGGAATTGAAGAAGATTTATCGCCCATCAGCGAACCCTCTCATGCAAAAATAGTTTTTCCAATAGAGGTACAAGTAGAACATGTGGGAACACTACCACAACCCATTTACCAACCAACTAAATCATCAATCATGCCGAGTCTCTGCCAAGAATATCTAGATACACCAAAAACGCAACCCTGCTTTCTCACAAGTAAGGATGATGGCTACCAACATGACGATTCCCCTTTGGTTGCAGGCTGTAAAAAACATGGTATCCTAACTGAGAACTTTACAACTACAGAGATTAACGAAGCAAAAGAGGCATTGTGGGATATGTTCTACTCACGCATGAGACCACTAATAGCAGAGCCAAAAAAATTAAGCATTGGTGAAGCCATCAAAGGATTCCCTATAAAAGGGTATGAGCCTATCCATCTATCTACATCTATGGCATACCCGTACACTAAGAAAACACTAAAATCGG